CTCTAGCTGCTTCCTTACGATACTTATCGTACTCTAGATCAGCTTCTGCAACTGCATCAAATAAAACTTCCTTCTTCTGTAGATAATCGAATACCTTATGAGTCTCTAGACTATCATAATGTTCTTTACATCTTTCTCTGAAGTCAGCATTACTAACAACAAATTCATCATAAGGACGTGGAGCAATATCAATGACATCGATCTCCTCATAACTGTTGTTTGATGCTAGATCTCTCAACCTCTGATTTAAAGAATCAAGAGTGGATAGATCATCTGGAAGATCTTCATCTGGTGAATCATTTGATGCACCTGTTCCTTCCTGTTCGATACCATCCTCTGCTTCACCAGACTTCTGTTCAGAAGTAACTCCACCTTCTCCTTCCCCTTCTTCTTCTGTCTCATCATAATCTTCTTCCCAATCCATACTACTAGAAGACTGATTACCAGCACCCCCTATATTCGCCTCAGGAGTGTCTTGTCTCTGTCTTGACGCTTCGTGTTCTTTTCTATAATTCCAAAGGACTCTCGCTGCTTCTACAGCATCCTCAAAGGTCTCTACTTCTTCTATTTGATCTACGATACATTGTTCATCCACACTGAAAGGGATGTCAACATAATTTCCAACTTTAAAATAAAGATTAACTCTATCTGCCATAGAGAAATCCTCTAGATCTTTATCCCAAACGCTAAAGAAGTCTTGTTGGTTTAACTGCTTATAGCCTTCATAGAAAGTCTTGCGGAATCCTGGGAACTTACGCTTCATCAACTTCTCGATGCGTACGTCCTCAGTAATATTCAAGTAACCCTGAGGTACACCCAACGTATGCATATCTACATTAGGAGTGAACAGAGCGTGTCCGACTTCGTGACCAACTAATAGATCATAGATTGTATTGGTCAAACCCTTCCAAATAGGAAGTGTTAAAATTCTTTTGTTTACATCGAATGATGCAGTTTCTACTGCCTTGTGCTGAACAACAAGGTTTTCAGTAGCTAGGAGTTTAGCAAGGTTACCCTTAACTTCGTAATGACTCATCTGGGTTTTGTCTTGTATGCTCCTATTATAAGACCCCTTCCGTCTGGAAGAGGTCTTCATTAGACACTTTATCAACTGTCTACGCCTTGCTCTTGCTTGGCGCAACATTTGGGGTTTTAAGTGGCGTTTGCTTTCTTTCTTTGAGTGATGCTGCCAATTGGGAACTTTCATTTAACTTCTCCAATGCTGCTAGGAGTTCGGGAGTTTCTTCCCACTCCCACGTTTCTTCTCGACCTTTCTTATCTATCTTCTTGAATGTCTTGAGAGTCATCTTGGGGTAGGAGATATGTTGAACGAGAATATGATCCTAGCATCATCGCTCTGAAATGGCAAGGACTGGTGTAACAATTGAGATGGGAAGAAGATGATGTCACCCTCTTTACAGTCAGGTACAGTCTCCTCAGGGAATCCAGTCCAAGGTTCTAGGAAAGGTGAGAGAAACATAGTAGGTTGATGCGAACCGCACATCTGAGCATAGAATACAGAAGAGTATCCTATAGCACCGTGTGTATGTACTGGGTGCATCTGATTTGAAGTATACCTCTGACACCACGCACTAGGAATACGAGCTTTCTGATTCAGTTGCTTTATAACAGTCTGTTCAGATAGAAAAGACTTAATAGCAGGGTCAAGGATCGTTAAAAGATCTTTGTAGTATGGTGGACGTTTAAGAGCACCATAGTATTTGTAATAATCAGTATAGATGTTCTCCCTGTTACACTGAGGATCATCCCAGTCTATCGTACTCAGGAAATCTTCTTTAAGATTCTCCCACTGTGGTACGTGGTATATGAAAGATGGAATACTAAACAGACTCAAAGCAGCTGTGGTGGAGGATGTCATCTAATTCTTGGATGTGCTCAATGTTGAACACCATCTCACTAATATGTTTTAGCATAAAAGGACTTTCAGCTCTTGCTGCAAAAGCAAGTGCCTCTCTTAAATGCTTCTGTGCTTCATCAAGTTCGATTTGAACCTGATCTGAAATTTTGCTTTTAGTTCTCATCATTTGTAGATCCTATAAGTGAATCGGGTCCTCCAACTTCTTTGATCTCCATATGGGAGAAATTTTGTGGTTTGGAGAATTGTAAGACCCGTTGGAATTTGTCTGATAAGTTATCTCTATGTGAAATAACGAATACGTTTGAGTTATCATTGAAGGTTCGTAAGATGAATGATAACTCATCTGACCCCACTGTGTCAAGTGATCCATCAAAAATCTCATCAAGTATAAGAAGGTTAGTGTCAACGCTATTCTTGAGTTTAGCTATAGCTCTCCAAGTGAGGAGTAGACTGATATCTATACGTGCCTTTTCTCCCTCAGAAAAGTTTTCGTATGAGAACTCATCGATATACCTTGACTTGAGAACCTCCTTAAACTCCTCATCTAGTGTGAAGTTACAATAGAATTGTAATTTATTTAAGTACTGATTAATTAGTTTATTCATCACGGGCAGGTATTTTTTAATAATTCTTGTTTTAATACCAGAATCCCTCAGCAGTAATCCTGCTGTCATATGAATGTCCAATAGTTTTCTAGAATCTAGAAGTGACAAGGTGACAGATTCTAAACTGTCCTGCATTTCTTGCAGTTTCGCAGCTTCTTCCTCTATAGAAGAGCTAGAAGCTTCCAGTTCTTTTTTCTGTGCAGTTAGTGCCTTTATGGTACCATTCTGTGTATGTGTGATTTGTATTTGTTTCGATATGGACTCACTAAGTTCTCTTAGTTTTTCCAAAGGTGAAACAACTTCAGCAAGACGAGCATCGATGTCTTGAAACGCCCCTGTGATTTCTGTGATTGTTCCGTCGAGTTCGGATATTCTTTCACGTTTAAACTCCTCCGTTATTGACTGCTTACACGTTGGACAGGATTCAGTTTTCTCATAGAACCCTTTATCTTTCTTTAGCTTATTAAATTTTGTAGTTAATTTCTTACCCAGATCCTGTAATTGTTTCTTCTGCTTCTCTGGATCGTGAAGTTCTGCTATCTCATCATTTAGTTCAGCAATCAATTCATTAGCTCTGGATATCTTAGAAACACATTTCTCTTGATCGTCTAAGATAGTTTGTAGTTGTTGCTTCTTCCTTGATTCTAACTGTGTGATAAAACCTTCTTGTAGTGAGATCTTCTCCTTAACGCTTTGAGCGTTTAGTTCGTGCACCTGCACCTTGTCCTTCAGTTCCTTTAGTCTTACTTTAAGGATCTCATTCATATTAGAGAAGACATTAATATCTAGGAGATCTTCTATAATTTCTCTACGCTGTGCTCCTGGAAGTCTCATAAACGGAACAAACGTTGATGATCCTAGAACAACAATCTGTGTGAAAGATTTATAGTTGAGCTTTAATATATTCTTCTCAAGATTTTTCTGCTGATCTACGACTTTCGAGTCCTGATCTAGCATCCTACCATTCTCCCATATCTCAAAGTAGTTTGGTTTAATACCTCTTTTGATATGGTATTCTCTTTGTCCTATCTTGAATTCAACTTCTACTACTGTCCCTTTATCATTTACACTATTGATAAGTTGAGACTTACTAATCTTTCTAAATGGTTTTCCAAACAATCCAAATGTAAAGGCATCAAGGACAGTACTCTTACCTGCTCCATTATGACCTATAATTAGATTGGTTTTATTTGAAGTTATATCTATCTCTGTGAAGCTATCACCCGTGCTCAGGAGGTTTTTCCACCTTATTTTCTTGAACAGGATCATCAGGTTCTATTTCGGGAGGGATAACAAGTTCATCAGGAGTGATGATACTGTACTTAGAGTTGGTTTGTTCGCACGTAGCAATGACCTGACGGTCTTCAACCTCAGTAATAGCCATAGGAGGAAAGTCCTCCTCTGCCTCTAGCATAGTAGCATACCGCAAAGCATCGTCTTTGTCAATGAAGAGATACAAAACATTCTCATCCACCTCATCACGGACAGCATAAGCCCCCTCTTTTCCCATTCCTTGTAGGGTGATGATGAACATTACACGGCTTCACAGCTTTCAATATATAGTGATTTCATTAAAGATTTCAGGGCGGTTTTATCTACATTAACCTCCACATCATCTAGGTATTCATCTAGTAGTGTCAAGGTATCTTTAACGTCTACATCATTAGCTTCTGGATCTTCAAAGACTCCTACCTTTTCTATAACACTAACATCCAACGCACCCTCATCATACAATGAGTTTATCATATGCTCAAAACGAGCATAGTTAGTCTTCTGTTCTACTATAACTTTAACGTATTGTCCTTTATAATTCTTTGATTCTATCTCTGTATCATCATTCCAATATACCTTAGAGAAAATCTCATATGGATTCTTGATGAACTTGAGTTTAAATGTTTCTGTGTCAAAACTATGGAATCCTCTAGGATCACCATAGTCATTCCAATATATCTGATAAGGATTTCCGAGATATTTTATATTCCCTTTCGACGACTTATGGTGGAAGTGTCCAGATAATACAAGGTCAAAATGTGAAAAAATACCAGCGTCCATACCGTGTTCGTATACGAAGCCAGGACGAGCAAGGTAGCCACTGAGCTCAAGATGACCCATTGCGACTTTAGAAGTACTGTTCCGTATAGTCTTGAGAGACTTGTCATAGTTTTCTGCACAGATCCAGGGTACAAATAGTATAGAGGTTCCACCTATATCTAGATCAATAGCGTCATCATAACAATACACATTGTCATAATCTTGGAGCAATAACGCTAGTGTATTCAGTTCGTTGGTATTTTTATAGTATGCTGTATGATTTCCTACTAGTGTATGGACAGTAATATCCATAGCACGAAGAGTGTCATAGTATTTTCTAGCCCAGTTTAACGTGACAAAATCTATACTCTTCCTATTGTCAAACGTATCTCCTAGGTCTAGGAGTGTAGTAATCTTGTTCCTCTTCAACCAAGGGAAGAAGATGTTCTCGTAAAATTCTGAATAGTAATCTAGGTATACCTGACTACCTTTATGCGACCCGAAGTGTTGATCGGTTATTATCGCTACCTTCATCGGGACATTCGGATTTCAATGTTTTCCTTGATGGAGTTCATATCCGAATCGGAGCTACCCATCCCTGCCATACTACCATCATATTTGTCAGAATGCAACACCTCTGTATAACCTGATCTCTCTATCAGTTTCGTACGGATCTCTAGCTGCTTCTTCTCCTTCTGGATCTTACGTAGGAATGCGTAGTAAATTATCTGTGTGAAGTAGGCAAATGGATTCTTGGATTTCTCTGGATCGAAGTTGTCTACGTACTGTAGGCAGTTCTCTATACCATCACATACCATATCTTCTCTGAACATATAGTTCACGAAGTTCGGTTTATACGACAAATGCGTGGCGATTTTTAAAAAGCACTCTGCGATGTATGGTGTCAGTCGTGGTCGAGGTAGATCATTCTGTTTAGCAAACTGCACCTTCTCTCGATACGCTACTATGGCAGCCAAGAAATCTTTGTTATTGACGTAATACTCCGTCTTAACTTTTGCTCGCATTGCCATAAGTATATTTTCCTTTTATGAACTTATTATATCACACCGCCTAAGGGCTTGACAAGTACTCTTAATCTCTATAGAATAACAGTGTCGCTGTGCAAGGGTCATTAGGCCCTATACATTTTTTCAAAGAGCGACCGAGCTTTATTGATGGAACCTAGCATACCCATCTCTGGAGTAGGTCTAACTCTATTCGGTATAGAATTACGAAATACCATATCAATATTTTCTAAGTAGAAGTCCTGAATTGGTTTTTGGGCGGTCGTCATCGTTACTATATTACCACGATCAACGACAAATGTCTCGTCGGGAGACATACACGATTTCATCCATAGGTCTAGCTTGAATCCTTTAATGACCGTGGATCGGTCTGATGCATTTGCCTCAAGCACTTGCATTGGATTGTGAAGCATTATTACAGTGTCATCCTCAGGAGGGAACGTAATACCAGCAATCAACTCATCTCCAGTAGACAATTTCACCGTTCCAATAAAATCGAAAGGCTCTCCTTCAGGTGTGAATTGAATGTCTGTTTCCATATTAGAATTTCGTTTGGACTTTTATAATCTCATAATCGAATTTTTCTTGTTGATATATTTTGAGACGTTCCTCAAAGTGTTTGAATGTAAAATTCTTCCACTCTCCGCGTGAGATGTTATCGCTGATATCGTAGAGTGTGGCTACGGTTTTTCCTTTTCCTCTTCTAAGAACTCTGCCGATGGACTGGAGATTACGGATTCTGGACTTGGAGGGACTGGCGAAGACGATGTTGTGCAACCGCTTAATGTTAATCCCAGTACTGAAAGTGCCATAAGAGGCAACAATAATCGCGTCATTTTCTAACTCGGTAATTTTACGTACTTCTTCCCTGTCTTCTGTGTCAACTCCTCCGTGCACGAAAAAGACTTTACGAGATTCGGTACTAGTATTTATCAAATTGTAAAGTGGTTCTCCGTGTCTCTCCACGTAATTGAACAGAACTAGAGTGTTTCCGCGCAGATCTAAACACAAGTTTTTGATTAGGTTGTTGCGTTTAGGGTGCTCAATGAGGTAATCTATCTCATCTTGATAGCTATCAAACGTACCCCACTCGTGCTTAAGCACTAGACATTTTACTTTAAGCGGAGTAAGATGTCCTTTATCCATTAATTCTTTTGTTTTGATGAGCTGCTCACACGGACCAAACAATCCTTCAAGGATCCATTTGTGCGTCAGTGTTCCATCTAGAGTACCAGTAAATCCAATACGATACTTACAAGAATGAAGCTTCGTCATAATCTTAGTCAGTGACTTGGATTTAAACAGGTGAGCTTCATCACCTAGCACTACATCAAACTTCTCAAAGAATTTTCTTGGTTCCTTGTATATGGATTGCCAAGTTGTTATAGTTACGTTAGACTTCTTATACTTCTCCGCACCAGCATAAATTTTGTGACAATGTTTCCTGACATCCCAACCATACTCTATAAAGTCATTATACATCTGTTCTACCAAAGAGGTAGTAGGAACGACAAGCAGAACTTTTCTCCTCTGAGCAACGTGAAATCTCGTGATAGCATAGACCATCAGGGATTTCCCAGAACCCGTAGGAGATAAAAGTAACTTACGATTATGTCTCAGTGCCAAGGTGACACCTTCTATCTGATACGGTCGTGGTTCTATCTTTTCAAATCTGCTGTTCTTTAGTATGTTTTTCATAAACATACGTACAGCTACTTGACTTATTGGATTGACTTCATACGGAAGACCAAAGTGTTCATTATCCTGATAGCGTAGTGTGTAATTCATTGTTGCACACCACTGCTGGATATGCTCAGTTAAACCACCATATATCTCACCGTTACCAGGAGAATATAATCGGATCTTTCCATCCCAGATTTTGTTCCTGTACAATGGCATAAATTTTGCCTCAGGAACTTCAAAGGTGAAGTACTCAGAGAGTTCTCTGTGTACGTGTTGTTCAGCTTTGACTACGTTGTAGACTTCGTTCTTCTTTTGTAGGAGTATCTCAGCCACTTCTAAACTTCTCCCATTCAATAGCATTTTTTATCTGGTATTGACGTGCGGAGATTTGTTTTAGAACAGACTCAAGAAAATATAATATAACTTGAAAAAATTCAATCTTAGCTTTAACTTTAGCTAGATCCTCATCTGCATCAAGGAACATCTCCACCTCATCTCTGGTGGTCAGTTTTAAATCAAAAGGAATATCTTTGTACGCTTCTGCTGGTGCTTTCTTTTTGTAGTACAACCACTTCTCTTTTCGCTTGAACTTAAGTTCAAACTCTTTGTCGATCAAACGACTCTTCCATTCAACGTACAAGTCTAAGTACTTTGAGTGGAGATAAGGAGTTTCGTTGCAAGCTTTGAGAAAATCGGGGTACCCATCATTACCATCAAGAATAGCGGAATCTTTTTTCCACGATTCTTTTAATTCATCAAGTAGGGACATACTTTACATTACCAGAAGGATTCAAGAACTCATAGAACGAATACTTAAAAGTAACCGTTGCTTGTAGGAATTCTACATCAGTTGCTGTCACATTTAAAGGCAGCGTTGTCAATGATGTGGGGAACATATCATTGAAATTAATATAGAAGTTCGGATTTAACTGGTTGGTCATTATAAACAACTGTCCTGTGGTAAACTCTACTTCTTTATTGTATGGCTCAGGGTCATACGCTAAAGTAGTATCGTTAATCCAATTCCATATAGACAAGTAATTCTTTAGATCCTCATCTACTAGGAACGTAACCGTAAAGTCACCAAAGGTTGTACCGCCAGAAGAAGGTATAGGCAAACGTCGCCTAGGAGTTGATACCTCATTAATCACAGACGAGATATCTGGTATATTACATTGTTGACAGAAGAAATCTACAGAAGGAAACAAGTCTAGCTCCAGTTTAAAACCAACTGGTGATAGGAAGTTTCTGTTAGATGGCTGCTGACTAACCCATTGGGCTGGCATCGTACATCCAGTTCACTACAATGGTATTTAGTCCTTATACATTACCCAGTTTTCAGCAAAGTCCTCGCAGTACATTAAATTATCGTAGTAGCGAGTATAAGAAGCACTAGCCCCCTTAATAAAATCGGACGCACGTAGGCAACGTCTATCGTATTCAACACATATAGCGCAGAATCTTCCGTCATCTTCTTCGACGACGGTTGCTGATCGTCTGTCATTATTAGCGTAGTATGTTGAGTGCTTAATCATATGTATATTTTACCATAAAAAAAGAGGTTGTCTATAGAACCCCTAACTCTTCTGCAATATATTCTTCAATCAATTTTTCTGCCTGATCCCTAACGGGTATCATATTCATTCGA